TGACCGCGAACGCTATCCTGAGCCGGATCTCGCGTCCGCGGGACCCACGGCACCAGTTGCCCGGAACGAACGCTATGCAACGCGCGAGAACGCTAACGGCGGGCGTCTGGTTCTGTGCCCGGTGTGCGGCAGGGAGTGCGTCTGCCACGGGCGCCGATCGAAGCGGATCTACTGCTCGGACGCGTGCCGTGCCCGAGCTTGGAGGCAGCGAACCCGCAGTGCGGCAGGTGGGGACATGAACGCCGACGACCCCTCGGTCACCCGAGAGGCCATCGGGGGCGGGCGATGAGCGTCGCGTTACGCTTCGCTCTGGACCGCCTTCAAGATCGCCTTGACCGCCGCCTCGTCGTTGCGCGCCGCGGCGACGGCGAGGGATCGGACGAACTTGGAGGCCTTCGCCGGTCCGGCCGCCTTGTGGATCAGGTCGCGCTCCGCTTCCGTGAGGCGGAAGGCGAACACGCAGAGGTCTGCGAACCTCTCCTTCTTCGGTGCCTCCTGGACGATCCTCTCGGGTGCGGCCTTCGCCGGCTTCTCGATCTTCTTCGCCTTCGGGGCGGTCTGCGCCTTCGGCGTCGCGGCCTTCTTGGTGCTCTTCGACTTCGTCATGATTCTGCTCCTTCTCGGTGGTGGTTCAGCGCACGATCCGGCGCGGCACCTTGCCGCAGCCCTCGCACGCAACATGCCCGCCCTGACGGTCGATCTCGACCATCATCTCGGGCGTGATCTCCTCCCAGCGCTCCCACACCCAGGTGTCGGACCCGGGGTAGGGGATGTGGCAACAGGCGCAGACGATCGCGCCCTGCTCGTTCCAGAAGACCTGGTGTTCTTGGAATCCGAATCGCGGCTCGCAGGCGGTGATGGTGGCCATGGTCACTTCACCTCGCGCGGCAGGTTGGCCTCGAAGACCAGCTTGCCGTCCGCGCCGTAGATCTCGATGCGGTCGATACGCGTGTCCGGGTTCTCCCGCCCGGCGCGCAAGATCGCCTGGCCCGCGCGCATCGCGGTGATCCGACCGAAGGCCTCGTACTTGGCCTCCTGTTCCTCGGTGAAGAGGGTCGGGTTCTCCGTGATCTTCAAGCCGCCCTTGAACTGCAGGTCGAGGTCCTTGAGCGAGGCCTGAAAGAGGATGTCCTCCATCGTGCTGTACGGTGTCGGATCGACCACGACCCAGAACTTGTCCGTGGGTCCGTAACGCATCGCCTACCTCCCTCTCTGCGCGTCGCGCTCGTGCAGCTCCATCTCAACGGAGGCGGCGATGTCGCCGACGAGGTCCGCGAGCTGGTCCACCACCTGGAGTGCGAACTTCACGCCGTCGAGGTCAGCGACGGTCAGAAGCGACTGGCGGATCTGGTCGAGCTTCTTGTCGACGGCCTCGATTGTCCGAAGGTCGTTTGAGCTGGCTTGCTGGGTCATCGCGTCGCTTCCTTCCGCGCCAGGACCTCGCGGACCTGGAGGAGGGCGGCGAGTTCGCCCAGCTCGCGGGCGAGGTCGTCGATCTGCGGCGGGCGCTCGACCTGGTGCCAGCGCTCGCCCGTTGCGATCGCGACGAGCTCGAGCCGCAGGTGCTCGAGCGTCTCGATCGCCTGGTCGGCCTTGTGAATCGCGCGCTCGGCGGTCGACAGGGCCTCCGAGGTGACAGCGCCCATCGCGTGCTGACCGATCTCCTCGTTGGCGCGCTGGACCTCGAGGCGGAGGTTCAGGCTCCGTGACTCGATCTCCTTGCGCTCGGCGAACCGGGCCTTGGCGCGCTCCCGGCTCTCTTCGAGCAGTTCCTTCGTGTCCTTCATCTGGCTTCTCCGTTTCCGCCCCGGGCCCCACGCCCGGCGCCCTCACAGTGAGCAGTTTCCGGGGCCGGATGGGAAGGCCGTTAGGCAAGCCAACGGAAGCATTCCCAATGGGTTACAAAGCTGGTGGCGGCGCCAGGACCGGCCGATTCCTGGTCGGCTCGACCGGGCGCCCACGGGTGCCGACGGCCCGGGGAGGGCGGTTCCTGGACCGTGGTGACGGCGGCTCGCGCCCACGGCGCGCCCCTGGCGCCCAGGGGTAGGCCCCTGCCGGANACCCGTGGCGCACCGGGTCCAGGCGCGGTCATCCCCGCCACCCGTCGACCCAGCCACGCGGCCTCGCCAGCGGAAGCGACGGCGCGGGATCCCTGGCCGCCGGCGGGTCGACGGGCCGGGCCAGGGCGGCCGCGCGCTCGGGCAGGGACCTCACGAACGTCGGCCCGAGGATGTAGAGCGCGGCAAGGCAGTAGACCTCGAGGTCGAGCGCCTCGTTCCTCTCGCGCGTCTTGATCCACTCGCGCACGGTGCCGCGGTTCTTCACCCAGCGGCGCACCGCCTTCTCGGCAGTGAGTTGCGCGACGTACTCGGCGTCGATCCACTCGGGCACGTGGCAGTAGCCGGGTCCCGGGCTCCCGATCCGAAACCGCGAGAAGACGATCTCCTTCGCGGTGTCTACGCACAGCGTGAAGAGCTTCGTCCGGTATCTGTTGTGCTCGCTCGGCCGGCCAACGACCGGCTTGCCGCGCTCGGCACCACCGCGCACGGCGAATACGCGCCGGTCGACGCGCGCTCGGCAGAACCGGTAAACCTGCTCGGAGTGATGCCCGCCGCTATCGACAGCGACGCAGGCGATCGGGACGTTCTGCCCGCTCTCGTGGGTGAACTCCTGCCGGAGGAAACGGTCAAGATCGAGCCAGACCTGCTCGCGCCCGGGATCGCCGTGGAACTGCGAGAACGCGATGAGCCAGGACTCCTCGCTGGCGCCATAGCCCTTGACGGCGCACTCGAGACGATCGCCCTGTACGTCGACAGCCGCGACGAGAACGCCGACGCCCTTCGGGACCTCGGCCGGGTACCGCTCCGCGCGGGCAAGGAGCCCCTCGGGCTCGACCGCATCTCCTCGCTCCTCCCAGGTCTCACCCAGCACGCTGTTGATCCAGTTCTTGAGGTGCAGCGGGTTCTCCTTCGCCTCGAGAAACTCCGCGACGGCCGCGGACCAGGGAAGCCACCCGAGCGGGGAGTAGAGGCTGGAGAGGTGGAACCCGATCGTCTCGAAGTTGCCAAAGGCGGTCGGGCGCCACTCGCCGCGGGCGAGCATCTCCACCTTGAAGCGCTCCTCGATCAGCACGCCGCATGCGACGCAGGCAAGGGCTGCCGTCTTCGGATCGTCTTCGTTCCAGCGGATGTTCTCCCACCGGATCCAGTCGAAGGCGCCGCAGTGTGGGCAGGGCACGAAGTAGCGNCGCTGGTCCGAGGCNAGGAACTCCCGCTCGATNCGNGANATGCCCTTGATCGTGGGCGTCGAGACGAGGAACACCTTCCTCCGCGCGTAGGTGGGGCCCGTCGTCCGCTTCTCCGCGAGCGCGATCGGATCGCCCTGGCCGTCCACATCGCCCGGGTACTCGTCGATCTCGTCGCAGAAGAGCCAGCGGATGGGCATCGACTTCACGCCCGTCGCGGAGTTCGAGCCGGTCAGGAAGAGAACGCCGCCTGGGAATTCCTTGATGAGGAGGCTGTTCCCGCCGTCGCGCGATCGGGATTCCTTGACCAGATCCGAGAGTACGGGCGTGGTGGCGATCATCGGGTCAAGGCGCTGCCGGCTGAATCGCCGAGCCTCTTCCACCGTTGGCCGCACCACCAGGATCGGCCCCGGCGAGTGGTGCATGACGAAACCGAGCCAGTTGTTGCCGGCCTCGGTGCCGCCGAGCTGCGAGCCCTTCATGAAGATCACTCGCCTCGCCGGCGAGCGCGGTCCGAGGGCATCCATGATCTCGCGCAGGTAGGGCGTCGTTGCGGTACGCCAGTGGATCGCGGCGTGGCCGGCGCGGTTGCCGAGCACGCGGTGCTCGTCGGCCCACGTGCTCACCGTCAACCTGGGCTCGGGCCGCCAGCCGGCACCGTAGGCGGTCTCGTAGATGTCACGGCCGTTCAGCATCCGCGATCTCCTGACAGATCCGCTCGATCTCCTCCTCGAGGATGCGCTGCACTTCCGCGGGATCCTGGGTCGCCGCGAGGATGGCCGCGACTCGTTCGGGGAGCGCGATCAGCTGGTCGCGGGCCTTGCGCGCCATGTTGAAGGCGCCAAGCCTGACCTCATCGGCGCGGACGAGAACGCCGCGCTGCCGGTCGAGCTCGATCTTTGCGAGCTGGGCCTGGTAGAGCTCCCGAGCCGCGCGGGCCTTCGCGTAGCCACTTGCCGTGCCGTTGCCGCCGTCCGCGCCGCCGAAGTCCATGGGCTCGGGCGGCTCGCCGGCGACGCGGGCGTGCTTCGGACTGCCCGTGATCCGGTTCCGTGGTTTGCTCTGGTCCGTGTTCTCGCGCCACTGGCGGTCAGCGAGATCAGGGTCAATCTTGCCGTCGATGGTGGAGATGCGCCCTGCCTTGATGGCCTCGTGCACCGACACGTTCGAGATCCCTCGCCGGCGGGCGTACTCGCGCTGGGAGATGAGCTCCTTCTTTCGCGTTCTGGCCAAGCTTATTCATCCCGCGCGGTCCTGCGGTTCGCGGCGACCTTCTCGAAGGGGGTCCCGTCTGCCTCCAACACCGCCTTCTGGTTGGTCGCCGTCTGCCAGCGTTCGATGATGACGTCGCAATAGGCCGGGTCGAGCTCCATCACGAAGCACCGCCGCCCGGTCTGCTCAGCGCCGATGAGCGTCGAGCCGCTGCCGCCGAAGAGGTCGAGCACGTT